CGACGAAGTTGCTGGCATGCTCAGCGGTTTCCCGTTCCGGATGGTGGGAGAAGTACAGAGGGCAATGTCCACATTTATTGATCTCGTAAATCAACAAATGAGGACCCCCCATCCGCAGCAACCCAACTTACCCATGGCTGCGGATCCGAGACTTGATCTCACCCCCTTCCTTTACCGAACTCTCGAAAGCCTACAAAAAGAGGTAACCTATGCAGGCCGATACCGCAATGCCGACCCAATCGGCACCCCAAGTATCTCAGACCCAGCCGATCAGCTACGCGGCTCCAGTAATGCAGCAGACGGCGTCTCAGGCACCGGCGGTAGCAACAACTTCGCAGTGGGTGGCGCCCTACCAAACAGCGGTGGCCCCAGCCCCGCAAATGCAGGCCCAGATGGGGGTTCCACAACCCCAATACAACCCTACTCCGTCGTACCCCCAGTCCTACCAGGCAGCCCCACAGGCCCCTCAAACGGACAACCCGTACAAGTCGGCGTTCAACAGCCTGGTAGGGCTCCTGAGTTCGCCCGTCCAATTCCCATTCCAGGGTCAACAATCGACCGCGACGCCTCAAGCCGTTCCGGCCAATTACAATTCCCAGGGAGTACCAACTCAGTACAGCAACCAGGGGACGCAGACCTATTCGCCTGGGATCAACAGCAACCCGGCCTACTCCAACAGTTATTCCCAAACTTCGCAGGAAATAACAGCAAACCAGCTCCGCGCAAACGGGGTAAGTGATGCCAGCCTGCAAGTTATTGATTACTTTGGTGCCGATGCCCCTGCTGTTCTCAACAACTACGCCTGCAACATTGAAGATTCACTGATCAACACCAACGCTCAGTTGGTGCAAGCAGTGAATCTTCTTCAGGAACTTTCCGTTGAGCATCAAGCTTACGAAACGATCCTGACCAATCCGGATGTCCTGGCGGACTATACTTGTGAGTTTTTTGGTGATAACGGTCCCTACCCTATCCCCGATGACGCTCCTGTGTATGGTCAGCAAGTTGGGCAACAGTTTGTTCGTCCTGCTGGTGCAGCCACTGGAATGGCCCCTGAGCGCCCTCAGATGCCCTTCCCCCCGCAACCCCAAGTGCAAGGTAACCCTGGCGCCTTCTGGGAGAGCTTCGGCTCACTAGCCGATCGTGACCCCGCTAATGCCTGGCGTTATCTGAACCAAGCTTCAGCTAACCCTGACGTGTTCCGCCAGAAACTCCTAGTAATGGAGTGATAATCGGATTTAATCCGATTAAGCCCCCTTTATCAGGAAAACAAATAAACGCCGTTTATCGGGAAATTAACTAAGCGTAGAATAAGGGGTAGCAAAGTCTGCCCCTTTTTTATTCACTTAGTAACATGGCTGTAATTGATAAAGTTGCTGCATTTTTTTCACAAACTAGTCCAGCAACAGCAATGGAAACACTTGGCGCAGGTATTGCACGGCAGGGTGCCAGCGCTCTTCAACAAGGTGCAAACAAATTTGCTACTACAGGCGTTGCAGTTTCACTGCTTGATCAAGCAATGAAAGCAAAGCAGAATCCACTTATTGGCAAAGCAGCTTCAGGGTTGGCGAGCGCGTCAAACCTTTTGCACTCAGGTGGGCAATCTTTAGGTAATATGAGCCCAAGTCAACACACTTCACTTGGTTACAGGACTGTAGGCGCAGGCTTGCTTGGCTTAGGTGCAGCCGATCTGTACGCTGTAGCCAGGCAATCCCGCAAAGACAAAAAAGAACGCTTAGCTGGTCAAAATCTAGGTGCTCAACTTGGTGTTCAGATGCCTGGCGTTATTTGATCAACTAAGTTTAGAATAAGAAACAAAGAGTACAACTCCTTTCTTTAATTAAGGTTCATAAAAATGACAGGAAGAGCTAGCGCTGGCGCCCGAGCCGCTCAATTTTTATCTCAAATTGGTACTGCGGGTGGCCCAGTCGGTGCTGCTACTGCTCCTGGTCTTGTCGGTTATGGTGCTGGCGCCCTACAGGAACAATTGATGGCCGGAAATTCCGATCCTTACGCCATGCAGCGAATGGGCGGCAATGCTCCTATGATTGGCTCCCCTGATAATCAATCGGCCCCCATGCCGGCTAATCTAAGCTCCAGCTACTTGCACTTAAATCAGCCCGGTTCGCCTCTTCCAATGTATGGGTTGATGGCGCACCAAACCATAAAAGCTGCGCAAGCCGAGCAAGACAACATCGCGGCCATGGGTCAGCAGATGCTGACTGGCATGATGCCCATGACCGGACAACTCCCCATGGGCGCAGCCGTCGCAGCTGCTCAACAACTCGGTGCGCAAGCCGCTCAACAACGCGCTCGTAAATAATTATGGATCACTCAAAAGCCAAAAAAGCTAAATCAAAAGCAAAAGCACGGACAGACCAAACTGTTGCTGAAATGCAGCAGTTGGCTATGATGCAAGAAGCAATGGCTGGCGGTGGCATTACCCCCGAGATCCAAGCACAGCAAATTGCAATGCAGGATCAAACTGCAATGGTTAACCCATATCACCACATGGGGATGCTACCTAACAACTACTACAGCCCCGGTAATGTGGTTGGTGGTGGGTACGTTCCTGGAAGTTAATAACGGGCATAAGTAAGTTTCTGTTATAATTTTTATTAATGGGACGAAAGTTCCATGTGCATAGAAGATTTTTATCTTCTGGTGTCAGCTAACTTCTCTGCGCTGAGTAACCCCACATGTTTATTGATAATGATTTTCCTAAGCTGTTAGGTGCGGAGCTTTATCGCCCCCACCCGGCTTACATCGTGGAAATGGCGGCTGAACCCGTTGTTGTCCATGATTTTACCAAGCAACCTGGTCAAACCGTTCAACTTGACCGTTATCGTTTCTGGGGCAACCCTGGAACGAAGACCAGCCGCGAGCGTACACAAGATCAAACGATCGGTACCGCAAGCAGCCGGGCTATTGTCAAGGACAAAGTGCTGGTGTCACTCCGCGAGTACACCGGTCCTGCTGACCCGAACAACTCCAACCTCCCGAGCACCTTTAAGATTGCTCGTGAGACCTTGATGACCGCTCAGCGTCTGCTGCTGGACACCGGGAACCTTAATATGTTCCACCAGTCCATCGGCTCTTTGACGCTGCTCGACGACTATCGTCGTTGGCGCGATCGGGTGTTCCTGGACGAGATGGCCAAATCGGAGACCCGTGGTGCTTCCGGCGATACCCAAGGTGGTTACTACTACCCCAACGGTAAAGCTCGCACCAACTCCACCACCCTGGCCTCTTATACCGCTACCGAGTACGCTTCCGAGCGTTACAAGTTCAACGTTAAGACCGACCTTCTGGAAGTGGTTCGTCAGCTGCGCAAGCGCAACGTACCTGTGTTCCAAGACGGTTACTACCGTTGTATCGCTGATCCCTCCTTCATGCGCGATCTCCGTGCTGACCAGGGCTTCCGCGAAGTGGCTCGTTATCCTGGCATGGGTCAAGGCAACCCCCTAATGGGTGCTGCCGGTCCTAGTGGCGCCATCTATGGTGGCGGTCAGTACGGCCAAGCTCAGTTCGTGGCTGGCGAACCTGTCATGCCTACCGGCTTCGTGTTTGAAGGTGTGCGGTTCTTCGAATCCACCAACTTCGCAGCCAAGTCGATCACCGTTGATATTGGTGATGGTGCTGGCGCCGTTTCTCACACAACTCCTCCGGGCCTGTTCTTTGGTCCCCAGGCTGTTGGCGTAGGCATCGGTGGTCCTAACGCTCAGGTTCTAATCAACAACAACGACGACTTCAGCCGCTTCATCATCTTGATTTGGCAGCTGTACGCCGGTTTTGCTAACCTGAACAAGGACTTCATCACCTCTGCTTTCACTGTCATCTGATACGGAGGTAACTAACTATGGCAACTTACAAGACTAACGCTGGCAACATCCTCCAGCCTGGTGCTCAGATCAACCGTCTCTCCTCCTTCAACTCTGAAGCAGTGTTTGGCTGGCCTGGTTTCGCCGCTTACGAACTGATCGCTTATGTGCCGATCAGCAACGCAAGTGGTTCCGCCGCCAGCTTCAAGAGCCTGGATCTGATCATCCCCTCACCCGACCGCCGTACTGACGACCGCGTTCGTGACAACATCACGACCCTGGTTATCCCCGGCTCTAGCGCTGCTCCTTCTTTTGTTTACGGCGCTTCCCTCGCTGTTGCAAAAGATGTGCCCGCTGGCACCACTGCTGATCCGGCTCCTGGCTTCCCTGCCACCCCCGTGACCGCAGACCTGAAGTTTACTAACGCTTCAGACATCCTGATGCTTGGCCCCACCTCCAGCGGCAACCCCGTTGGCCTCACGGCTTCTCCTCAGCTCAACGGTATTGCTGCAGCCAGCTCCTACCTGACTGCTTCCAGCAACACTATTGCTCAAGGCTCTTCCGCTACCACTGGCGGCGGTACCACTGGCGGTTTTGTTCCGTTCCTTAACTCGGTTCAAGCTGCTACTACTGATACCACCGCTGCCAAGCTGACTGGTTTTGACAACCAGATGGTGTACAAGGTTACTGCTGCCACCACGTTCCGCGTGACCACGGTGACTGCTGTTACCTCCACCACCGCTACTGGCGGTGGCGTGTACATCTCCTCTGATGACATTGCTGCTGGCAAAAAAGCCTACATCATTGCCCGTGTCAACTACATCCAGGCTGCCCCTGCGGTTTCCTGGAATGACATCCAAGGCTTCATCGACTTTGCTTCCCAAGTTGGTGGCGACGACACCTGATTCAATAACTTGAATCAATAATTAAACGGGTCCTAGTGGCCCGTTTTTTATTGCACTAGCACTTTAAGATAAACCTTGGTATTGTACGTGTAGTTGTAACTGCAATCTCAATGCTTTACCAGTACAAACCAACTGGCGCCCTACTTGAAGTTGTTTCCATGCATGGGGAGGGAATCTTTATGTGCGTGGATTCACAAGATGAAGTTTTGTTTGTTGAAGAAACCGACTTGATCCCCCACTTGGATGCGACCACCCAAAAAATTCAAACTGAAGAACGCCTAACGGAGCAACTGAAGCAAGAAGGTGTTTCTCCCCCGCGTCCTACCAACAAGGAAACTTTCCCCCTTGACGTACGCTTGAACATCAACACTGCCAGCGCAAGGCAGATTGCCGACTCGCTCCCTGGCGTCGGTCTGAAAACAGCACGCGACATCAAAGATTTGCAAACTTCAATGACTGGTGAAAAATTTACCAAGCTTGATCAACTAAAAGCAATTAAGCGAGTTGACTGGGATGCCATCATTGAAGAGAATCTTGTACGCGTTGAGTGATAACAAAAGAAGAAACTTTGCCGTGTTAAGCTACTAACAGAGGTTAACCACCTCAAGGCATTAATTTCTTCTAATGCAACTCGATACCTTTCTCCAGTCTAAAGTTCGCTGGCACCTGGGATATAACAACACATCTGTCCCCGCTGGCGACCAAGCGAGGCTGGAGGAAGCTATCAACAACATCCCAGATTCGTTCTGGTATAGCAAAATTGTCGAGCAGGTTACTCGGTGCGATGAAGCAGAAAAGCGCACCGACATGACTGGTAGTACGTTTGGAAAATACTTTGACACCACTACGCAACAGTATGTCAATGCTTCTCCTCCTAAAAGCCGTATTGAAAATATTTCAGGGGACGTTTCACGAACAATTTCGACCTCTGATTTTAAAGAAACCTTAAAAACCTGGACGGCAATTTATCTATACGAGACGGATCGACTAGCCCTACATCTTTATGCCCCCAATTATCGAAACCCCGAGCAAGCACGGTATCGGTTTAATCGGGAAGGCGCTGAGTTTATCCAAGCCCTTCCTGGTCCTGCTGATGTCGCTGTTGGTACTCGACTCATGTTTGAGACCGATTTCTGCTAAACCACGATCCATGGCACTAACCCCCGCACAACTTTTACAGCTCGCACAAGGCGCAGGCTTTAAGGGCCAGGATGCTACTACAATGGCGGCCATCGCGTTGGCTGAGTCAAGTGGTAATCCTGGCGCTCACAACAGAAATGCCGGCACTGGCGACAACTCCTATGGTTTAGCACAGATCAACATGCTCGGCTCCATGGGGCCAGCACGCTTGAAGCAGTTTGGGTTACAAAGAAATGAACAACTTCTTGATCCCCAAACAAACTTTAAAGCTGCAAAGCAAGTAAGAGATTCGTCGGGTTTTGGTGCGTGGTCCACCTATGGTTCTGGCGGATACAAGCAGTTTTTGCCGCAAGTTCAAAAAGCATCGGCTGGTCTACCTTCAACACCAGTAACTACTACATCAACGTCAACACCTGCTACGTCAACAGCGCAGCAAAGTTCTCCTGCCAGCACTTACAATATTTATTTAAACGGAACGCAAGAGGAAGGTTTAGATTTCCTGAGCAGCTATCTTCCTAAGTTGACAGGGCAACAGGATAAACCTAAATCAATGTTTGATTCGCTGGAATGGTTATCTTCTGCTTTTAACGGCAATTACGGTGAAGCATAATGGCTGGCGTTAACATTGTTGATTTTAGTAAAGCCGCTGCACAGTATGGGTGGGTTCCAGGAGAAAATCCTAAGGTTGGAACCGGGCGTGTAGGTAAACATGCCGAAGGCTCCCACCATTACTCGGGAAACGCTGTTGACATCACCGCCCCAACTAACGTTGACGTAGCTCCTGCGTACCCTGGGGGTAAGCCAATTCCATGGCAACGACGAACTAATGAGCTTAGCTGGCGGCTAAAGCAACTTGGTGGCCTTACTGAACTGTTGGGTCCAGGCGACCCTGGGCATTCCACGCACGTTCATGCTGCCCTGGTAGGGAAAGCTGAGTACACGCCCCAACAACTGGAGTGGGCTTTTACGGGCCGCACAAAAGATGCAAGCGGAAAGCTGACTGACGTTATGCCTGGCAGACAAGCTTTTGGTCAAGCGCAAACTTCAGAGCAATCACAATCTCCCGCAACACCTACAACACCAGGAAGTATCTACAACATTTACGTTGGTGGTAAAAAGAAAGAAGGAGATACGACT